GACACAGCATCATAAGTTCTTGTGGTGTCTGCTTCTGTCATACGGAAGTCCAGACGGGTCACATAGTCCTGATCGGTATCTGTACGCCCTGCATCGAACTGCATTTTATAGAGGATCGTATTACCGTCCTTGTTTCCTACGATATACAATGCACTCTCAATGAACTCAGCGTTGAGGATGTTTAAACCGTTGATGGTATATTTAAACCATGCTGACTGAACTTTCTCGCGACCGGCCCAATGATACTTATACAGATATAAAGCGTCTGTATCTTGGGTTGTTAAGCAAACCAGAGCGTTCTCTGTGGTACTTGCAACCATCTTGAAGACACCGTCAGGGACATACTTGGCAACGTGTGCTGTAACGTCCTGAGCATCTGATCGATCTGTATCATCGATGACATAGTACTCACGCACCGATGTGAAGCCGCCGCGCTTTGCAGGAAAGTATACAACATTACCGGCAGATGCAGGCTGTGCTAATGTACTAGCTTCATACTCGGTGGTCTGACTGATCGATGTGTTCTTAGGTGTGATGAAGTCAGTACCCTTGAGAATGAACTGTGTCTGGTCGGAGAACAGCAACAGCTTACGGTCAAACGCGATAGCATGCTTGAGTAGCGACACTTTGGTATGGCTAGCTGCTACATCAATCGGATCGTTATCTAGCAGTGTCCTTGCAGTGGTCGCGAAGAAGTCAAAGTATTCTGAAGTCCTCGACATGACCACGTTCTCACCGGCGAGAAAGCCTAGTCGGTTCTGGAAGAAGAATACGTCTGTAATCTTCCGGCCAATGAAGGATGGATTAGGCACAGATGTTAAATCACCCACAGCCCTGTCACCCCATTCAGCTACTTCAAAANTAAACGAACCATCCGGCTGACGTATTAAGAGGTGAGGCATTGTTGATGCATCAATCTCATACTCAATGTTAGGTTCTNCCCATTCGATCCATGTACCTTCACCGATCTTAGTCTGTGTGCCGTTGTCGGATACAAACTTGACATAATAATCATCAAAGTCATTTGTCTGGTCACCCTGAACATGGGCAATATAACCGTCAGGTGCTTTGTTGGGTAAATCATCGAAACGCTGCACGGTCCCTACAGTTGCTGAAAGACCTTCGTCACCTATGCTATCGTAGGTTGCTAGATCGAACTGAGCGTTGCCTGTCTTGGTTATAACAACTGTGCTACCGTCTGCACGGGCTGTGAAGCCTGAGACTAAGTTGATAGCGTCTGATAGCTTTGTAGCAATATCATCGGTTCTCGTTTCAACCTGATCGGTCAAGGAGGTCTCTATGTCTGCTGCAATAGCCCCATCGAGGTATACAGTGTATCGCTGGTTATAGTCGCCCTGCTTNACAGAGATTAGACCTGTGTATGGGTAGAGTGGGGTCAACGCGCTCGACATCGCTGTTGTTTGCGATGTGTTAACTATAAACGTGTAGTCGGCTACTGTAACTGCGCGGAAGTCAGTAGCTGGTGTGGTACTATTCAAATAAGAAGTACCGTCTGGATATGTGACAGTCTTTTCCACACCATTTAAATCATAGATAGAAATCTGATTAGAAGCGTTAATAAATACAAAATAACGCTCAGTAGTATCTCGGTTAATGAGATGACTGAATGACCCGATAGTTTCCGAGGCACTCATTGTTGCTACGTTTTCTAGCGGTGGTCGCTTTTGTAGCCCCTCAACAAGAGAAGGGAACGCATTCTCCATTAGCTCTGCCTGTGAAGACAGACGGAGCGCCGGTGACTGCTGAGAAACGCCTTGCACTAGGTTGGGGATGGCAGAACTAATTAGGCCCATTACAATATCCTACGATTAAATCCACGGTTCATGACGCGGGATACTGAATAGCTATCCATCATGTTGTAGTCTGCAGTATCGCCTTCAAATTCCTTGAGGTCGATCAGAGCGGATTGCTCATCCCTACGGACCATCTGGTGGATGCTCTCAGAGTTCAGCATACGATCTGAGTAGATACGAGCCGCGCGTGTTGTGATGTATTTCTTTGCGACATCTGGCAGAACCGAGAAGTCTTGGTAGTAAACTATGGTAACCGTGATAGGCGATGTGAATGTAAAGGTGCGGTCATCGAGGTCGAACAGTCGGTTCTCTCGGATTACAACATTAAAATCATCAGCATCGATACGAGCTACGTCATTNGGAACTACAAGTTGGCTGTTGTTGTCTGGTGTAAGCTTCACACCGTCTTCTGTGTTGAAGTGCCAACCTTTTCCCTGAACCTCACGACTTACTTCGTTCAAGACCTGCTTGGCTATAGATACGTCAGTCACTTGGTTACCGTCTAATGTGTTGACGGGTGCCTCACCGATTGTTGTCAGTAGGACGTTGACCGCTTCTAGTTCGGTCATGGACGATGGTTTAGTCATGATGTCCTCATATGAAAAAAATGGGCAGGCCCAGTATTGGACCCGCCCGAAATGTTATTAAGCAGTGGCGATTTCTACCGCGCACTCAGGACGCAGGACACCGTGGCCCATTGCGTACTTAGCAGCCATGAGTGTACCTTGGTACATGACTTCAAAGTCACCAGATGTACGCTCTACTGCGAGGTCCATCAATTTAACTGTACCGATAGCCTGCTTCTGCATGACCAGAGCTACTGTGTTGGAGAAGTCACCTGAGTAGGTGTTGTTCTCGCCAGCAACGGCAGCTACGTTAGATGTTGGCAGGTTGTTAGATTTAACAATCTGGATACCAGCAACTTTCAGAACTGTACCCTCGGCGTATACACCAGCTCCACCCCAATCACGGTTGATTACAGAAGTCTCTTGGACCAAGTTGTAATACTGTGCAGGAGCTACGATAGCTACGCGCTCATTCTCTGGAACGTCTTTCTCATCCATTGCTTTCGCAGCGTCAAAGATAGCAGCAGCCAAAGCCGCACCAGTTGTACCAGCGTTTGCAGATACCAAAGTTGTACCGCCGTTACCGCCGGAAATGGTTGCAGCTGAACGCGCACCCAAGAGACCTACGCGCATTGTGCGTGTGTCGAATTCTTTAGCCAGAGCCATACCCAAGAGGCGGCTGTACTCAGCGCGCACATCGTAGTGGTTCTTGGCTTCGTCGATGTTAGCAATGAATGTGTCAGCAATCAGAACGTCATCGATGTTGATGACAATCTCATTGTGAGCAATTTTCTGTGTACCCAGCAATGGAGTACCTACAGTGTGGTAAGCAGCGTTGGCTTTGCCGGTCACTGGGAAAGATGCTGACTTACCGGACGAGATTGTGCGGGAAGTGTGCAGGTCTTTCATTACGTTGGTTTCGTCAAATGCAGTGAGAACTTCGCCTGCGAAGACTTTGAGGAACAANGCNTTTGATGTCGCGAAGTCCGNTGGTGCTGCCTTNTTGACAACACCTAAGCGTGATGGAGTTACGTTTGCCATTTTCTTATCCTATGGAAAAATATTTTAGATTGAGAATGACTGTCGCTTACTACTTGTCAGGGTTGTCGGACGCATCCGGCCTAGTCGTTCATTGTCGATAGTCTCAGCCACCTAAAGAGGTGTGCTAGTTATTCTCTCATAGGAATTGACGGGACGCAGTTGATACCTGACGCCCCGCCAGAGGTACTTTTAAAATACCGATGACCGCCCTAGCTTACCTTCCACATCCTTAGTGTATGCGGAGTCCTTACCGTATCGGGGGTCTTTCATTGCAGCTACAACTTCCGCTGTGCTGCGGAACTCATCCTTGGCAGGGGCAGATGCCTTACCGGCAAGCAATGTAGGCTCAGAGCCTTCCATAGCTTCACGCTTAGATACAAGCCATTCGACTGCCATCTTTGCGTTATCTGTACCTGTCCCAACCATCTGGTTGTAGAGTTCTAGTTCTTTTGTATCGAGCGCATCACGCGCCCAATCTGTCAACTCTTTGTAGCCTTCCTCACCGCCTACCACTTCCATAACTTGGGTGGCATCTGCAGTTTGTGCNGCGTTCATTCCGTTGATGTAGGTTTCCACCATTTCTTTGGGGTAACCCATAGCTTCNAANTCAGCGAAACTATCTTCGCTTAACTCACCAGAGCTTGCAAATTCTTCAGAGAACTTTTCAAAGCTTACAGGTTCTGACTGACCTTGCGGCTCTCCATCCGTATCAGATGGCTCTGCGGCTGTGTCTNTCGATCCTGAGAGTTTCTTCTCAAGTTCACTGTAGGACTTTGCTAAATCCTCTGGTGAGTTAAACTTTTCTGGCAACCATTCTGGACGTTCAGATTGGTTATCCTCCGCAACGGGTGCGTCAGGGCCAGTTTCGTCTTCTGTGATTGTGATTGTTTCTGCCATATTTAGTGGTCGATCCGTTTAATTGTGGATGCACCTTTAGAGATGGCGGGTGCAGCCAGTGGTTTCTTTTCAGGTGTAGCTTCTTCAGCCTTCACCTTCTCCACTGCCTTGCTGTCTTTGGCTTTCAACATAAGAGTTTCCTAGTGCTTTTGCGCCTTCTTGAATAGTACCGGGCCCAGCTTGCATCATCATTTGCTGCATCTGTGCCTGTTGCTGTTCTTGCGCTATTTGTTCTTGAGTTTTGATAAGACCTTCTGTCTCGATACCGAGTGCAGTGGCCCTACGTTTGATGTAATCTTGGAGGTTAACGTATTGCTGTAGAACCTCTGGACCAAGAGCCTGTGTCATACCTTGAATAAACAGATCCAGTTTACGGAGGTCATGCCCCCGACCCAGTGCTTCCATCCCTGTTACAATCGTAGGTTTAACTACATTGTCTGGCAGCTTTGGCAGCTTCTTGGCCTTAGTCAGCACATCAATCTTGCGGTTAACGTAAGGAAGTTGAAATTCCTGTGACAGGATCGAGTAGATACCTGATAGGGTATCCTCTAGTTCTCCTGCGAGGTATCGGATTTCTTCCGCTGTAACTCGCTCTCCGTTTCGTTGAACAGAAGATTGAAGCATAAACTGTTGTGATAAGCGTTCTTCAATTCCCTGCATTGCCTGATAAGCCACACGGAAATCGTTAAACTTATCCATTTGCAGGACTGATACATCGTTACGATTACCCTCAATGATTGCTGTATTCTCAGCCTGGGCGATTGTACGCATGCGGGTTGTGCCGTTTGGGTTCACCATAAAGAGAACCTTGGCCGCTGCCGCTGCACCCTCAACGATTGCCTGTGACAATCCTTCAAGAGAACGTAAGTCGCCTAGAAGTTCTTCTACAAAGCCTCGACCATAATCTTCACCATCAATGCGGGAGAACCGCAGGGGTAGGAATGGAACTGAGCCTTCTTTATATTTACCCTTCGTGCCGGTTACTACTGTACCCTTGCACTCTTGATATACGTTGTAGAATAAATTCTTCCGCTCGATGTGTGTGTAGACTTCTACAGTCTTCTCATCACCCTCAAGCTTACCTGAGATGTTTGCGGCTGTCGCTTTGTCCAGAGCGTTGGGAGAGACATGCTCTACCACTACAATCTCTAAAACTTCTCCGTTGGGAGCGCGAGAAACTACATAACTATCTAGGTGTATTACTCTGGTTTTATCGGGTCCAACGTGGAGTAGGACATTACCTCCGACAATTAANTGTTTCAATGCTTCATGCACCGCAACTCTGTCACCAGACGTTTCAATCTCTGACATAACTGCCCGTTCATACTCNCCCAATTGCTGTTCAATTGAGGTACGAGCCGCATCATCTTGAGCCATCTCTTTCAGAGTGTAAGGCTCAACCATGAAACGGAAGAACGGGGAGTTAGGTGGCATCAAAGCCAAAGAAAGTTTCGAAGCTAGGTTATTCACACCTCGCGCACCGATACCTTGGAAAGGAGTATACAAGTCACTCGTTTCGTTGTGGGTATCCTGTGGGATTAGCGAGGGAATAGTTAGCTCAGAACAATCTCTGGCTCGATCTAAATAAGATTGGCGTGTCTGTTCGAGTTGGCGGTAACGCGCTTCTGCGGTTCCCATACTCATTCAGTGTCTCACTTATTAATCTGTAGTCCTGTACCTGTTCCCATGTTGGAAACGGTTGGGTCTAAGTCTACTTTCAGTTGCGAGGTTCCCGCAGCCTTATTGGATACCGCACCCTTTTCAGCTGCCATACCACTCTCTGGGGAACTCGGGTCATACATATTTGTCATGACAGGGTTCTGAGAAGGTGGGGCCGCTGGGGGTGGTGC